GAGGTCCAACACACTGGTGTTATACCTTTTCTTAAAAAGTTTGAGGCAACGGTTAAGTGTTGCACTCAAAATGGAGTCCGAGGAGGATCAGCAACAGTCCACTTCCCAATCTGGCACCAAGAAATAGAAGATATTATTGTTCTTAAAAACAATAAAGGTAGTGAAGATAATAGAGTTAGAAAATTAGATTACTCAATACAGTTATCAAAACTATTTTATGAAAGATTTATTAATAATGAAGATATAACTTTATTTTCACCACACGAAGTACCTGAACTCTATGAGGCTTGGGGTACACCAGAGTTTGATGAACTCTACGAAAAAGCAGAAAGAAAAATTAGCGTTAAGAAAAAGAAAATAAACGCACAAGAATTATTTTTTGATATATTGAAAGAACGTGCTGAAACAGGCCGTATCTATATTATGAATATTGACCATTGTAACACTCACTCATCTTTTAAAGACAAAGTATCAATGTCAAACCTATGTCAGGAAATAACTTTACCAACCACTCCAATACAACACATTGATGGAGAAGGTGAAATTGCTTTATGTATTTTATCTGCCATCAATGTGGGTAAAATCAATAAAAGAGATGAACTAGAACCTTTATGTGACTTGGCTGTAAGAGCATTAGATGAAATTATAGATCATCAAAATTATCCTATTAATGCAGCCGAAGTATCTACAAAAGCAAGAAGAAGTTTAGGTATTGGTTATATTGGCCTTGCTCATTATCTTGCTAAAAAAGGTTATAAGTATGATCAAAAACTTGCTTGGAGACAAGTTGATAAACTTACAGAAGCATTTCAATTTTATCTATTAAAGGCAAGTAATCAACTTGCAAAAGAAAAAGGTAAGTGTGCTTATTTTGATAGAACAAAATATGCAGATGGTATTTTACCAATTGATACTTACAAAAAGGACGTAGATGAATTAGTAAATAGAACATTAACATATGATTGGGAATGGCTAAGAAAAGAAATAAAAGAGTCAGGTCTAAGACACTCAACACTCTCTGCTCAAATGCCTAGTGAATCATCATCTGTTGTATCAAACGCAACAAATGGTATTGAACCACCAAGAGATTATTTGTCAGTTAAAAAATCTAAAAAAGGTCCATTAAAACAAATCGTACCTGAATATCAAAAACTAAAGAACTTTTATACACTTCTTTGGGATATGAAGGGGAATGAAGGATATATAAATATCGTTGCAGTAATGCAAAAGTATTTTGACCAGGCAATATCAGGTAACTGGTCTTATAATCCTGAAAATTATACTGATGGTCAAGTGCCAGTTTCAATAATGGCTCAAGACCTATTGACGACATATAAATTGGGTTGGAAGACTTCTTATTATCAAAACACATATGATAGTAAGAAAGATGAAGACGAACCAACACATCCAGTTGGTTTCCACGATAACGTGCCAGAAGATAAACCAGAAGTAAAAGAGGAAGAAGATCCAGAAAACTGTGATTCTTGTACAATTTAATGAAAACTGTATTTAACAAAACTAAAAACTTAGATTCTACAAAACAACCATTGTTTTTTGGTGAAGACCTAGCTGTACAAAGATATGATACATTTAAGTATCCTATATTTGATAGATTGACACAACAACAATTAGGTTTCTTTTGGAGACCTGAAGAAGTATCTTTACAAAAAGATAGAAACGATTATGCTCAGTTATCTGAATCACAAAAGTTTATTTTTACATCTAACTTAAAATATCAAACAATGTTAGATAGTGTACAAGGTAGAGGGCCTTGCCTTGCATTTTTACCATTTGTATCTAATCCAGAATTAGAAGGTGCAATTGTAGCTTGGGACTTTATGGAAACAATTCATAGTAGAAGTTATACATATATTATTAAAAATTTATATTCTGATCCATCTGAAGTATTTGATACGATTATACAAGATGAGAAGATTGAAAAAAGATCAAAAGCGGTTACAGAAGCTTATGATCATTTAATAAACTTAGGTTATAAGTATAAAACAAATCCTAAATCAGTTGATGAATATGAATTAAAAAAGGCATTGTGGTTGGCATTAGTAACTGTAAATGTACTAGAAGGTTTGAGATTTTATGTTTCATTTGCTTGTTCATTTGCATTTGGTGAGCTTAAACTTATGGAAGGCTCTGCTAAAATACTATCGTTAATTGCTAGAGATGAAAGTCAACACCTTGCAATGTCACAACAAATTATTAAAGCTTATCTTACAAAAGAAAATGATAAAGTAATGAACAAAGTTATTAAAGATACAAACAAAGATGTATATAAAATATATGATGACGCAGTACAACAAGAAAAAGAATGGGCAACTTATTTGTTTCAAAAAGGTTCTATGATAGGACTTTCAGAAAAACTATTACATCAATATGTTGAATATATAGCAAATAGAAGAATGAGAGTAATTGGTTTAGAGCAGAAATATGAACAATCATCAGCTAATAATCCATTACCTTGGACACAACATTGGTTTAATAGTCACTCACTACAAAACGCACCACAAGAAACTGAAATAGAAAGTTATGTTATTGGTGGACTTAAACAAGATGTAAAAAAGGATCAATTTAAAACATTTAAACTATAATGACAACACTTACTCCACCAAATTTAAATAAAGTTACAATCAGTTGTAAAAATTGTGAAGTATCCTATCACGTTGAATGGGATGAAGAAATAGAACCAACTACTTGTCCTTTTTGTGGTGCAGACACTTCTATAGATGAAGAGGATGCGATTTTTGACAATGAAGAAGACCAAGACGATTGGAATTGATTATAGTTTAACAAGTCCTGCTATATGTGTATGTAGGGGTGAGTTTAAATTTGAAAACTGTAAGATATACTATCTTACAAATGTAAAAAAATATGAAGGTGATTTTTGTAATGGACAAATAAATGGCAGACTTCATTTACCCTATACCTCCGAGACACAACGACACGACCAGATTTCCGATTGGGCGATTAACATTGTTGATACTGCTATTGGTAATATTTTTGTAGAAGGATATTCATTTGGTAGTAAAGGCCTAGTGTTTAATCTAGCAGAAAATATGGGTGCTTTAAAACATAAACTTTACAAACTTAATAAAAGATTTGAAAGTATAGTACCTGGTCAAGTAAAAAAGAATGCTACTGGCAAAGGTAATGCAGATAAACTTAAAATGTATGAGCAGTTTGTAAAAGATACAGGCATTGATTTAATGAAAGAGTTTGATCAAACAAAATTAAACAATCCAGTTACAGATATTGTTGATGCTTTTTATGTAGGTAAAGCTGGTTATGATCGCTAATGTTGTTTCATTATTTTGGGGTACAAAGTATTCACTTGATTATGTAAATGTTTTATATAATATGGTTAAAAGAAATTTAACTATACCTTTTAACTTTTATTGTATGACAGATAATTTTAATAGAAACTTTAATAAACAAATTACATTATTACCTATACCTAAACCTGTTATGAATGGGTGGTGGAACAAGTTACATCTATTTAATCCTAATTTAGGACTAGAAGGCAATGTATTATTTTTAGATTTAGATATAGTTATATTAAACAATATAAATGAGTTTTTTACAATAGGTAAAGATGAAGATTTTTATGTGATGAGAGATTTTGCTCAACCTAATACAATCAATTCAAGTGTATTAAGATTTAATGTAGAACACCATAGTCATATATGGGATAGATATTTAGAAGACAAAACTAGATTTAATACCTATCATAGTGACCAAAGTGTTATAAATTTAACTATGTTAAAAAGTCCTCAGACGAAATTCTTTCCAGATCAATGGACATATTCATACAAATGGCCTACAAGAGGTGATACAAAACAATATGATTCGAATAGATCACAAAATTATACCTTTAAACAGAATGCTAAGATTTCTATATTTCATGGCAATCCAGATCCACATGTAGCAATGCACCACGAATCAGGTAAATGGATAAAAAACTACTGGAAATAGAACAAAAGTAGAACATTTACACTCAAAACCCTAGTAAAATCAACGTTTTTTAGTGCTTGACTTTATACTTAAAATAGTATAGCGTAAGTGTATATGAAGAATAAAGGAGACACTATGACTAAAGAATTACACAAATCATTTAACGTTGTTTATAAAAGAGAATATTTTAATTCTGAAGACGCAGATTATTTTTGGAGTAGTTATTCATTATATAAAAACGTACCTATTTCTAAACTTAAATATTACAGAAAACAATTGTTAAAATTTAAAGATTATATGGATAAGTCTTTTAAAGAAGACGCAACAAACTTTGCTGGCGCTACTGCTATTGAGATAATCTATCCAGATGAATACTATAAAACTTATGAAGATGTATTTGGTCCAGAAACGGCTGCAGGTGACCATAATTTATTTAATGATTATGGTCAGTTATGGAAAAGATATGGTTTTAGAAAAGACTTTGATCCAGATTTAACAAAAAAATATACAACTAAAAGAAATTATATTTACAATATGAATTAAGGAGGACATTATGACAGTAAATACAAATATAACATATACAGATAAAGACATAGGTAAAAACCTATACAGAAAGAAAACATACTATACACTTATGATTGAACAAGAGGTATTGGCTGACAATGAGGCTCAGGCAGAACATAAGTTTTTAGATTTTGGAGGTATTGATCATTCTGAAATCAAAGGTTCAATTACTACTCAAAAAGAAGGCGTTGAAACATTGGTTGTAGATGCTAATTATACTGATAGTGGTAAAACTGAATATATTGGTAAAGTAGTTTATGAAGATGATGAGTTTGCTAAAGAAGATGGTTTAGTAGAAATAGACCAATATGCAGATGAAAATGCTTTAACAGAAAAAGAAGAGTCAGACGTTGATGTTGCTATTCAGTTAGAGGCAGAAAATCAAAGAGGTAAGTAATGATAATTATTAAAACAGACCAAGAAAAAAAAGGTGTTTTTACTACTGAGTCAATTTATACTGATACCTTACCAGGTTATGAAGAAAGAATTAAACAACATATAGAAAACGCCAAAGAACAAGCTAAAATAAAAGGTTATAAGTTAAAAATAGAAAAATTATAAACTATTGACAAATTGATTAAAATGTGCAATAATAGTAGAATGTCAAAAAAAATGACAAAAAAAGAACAATTAGATTTAGTAAAATTACAATATCATAAGTGGTTAGGTACACTAGGTCTTAATGTAAATGTAAAGACAGGACATATTATCAAATCAAAAAGAGTAAGTAAAACTTTAGATAGAAATATGTACAAGGTAAGAGATTCTATACCAACAAGTGATAGAATAGTTGGCAATACTTATAGACGATATTATTCTACAAGTTTGCCTGAAGGTAAAACAATATCTATAGCATATAACAAGGGTGGTTATCAGGTTGTTGATGCTAAAGATTTTAAATCAATGGGAAGGAAAATATAATGAGAACATTAATGTTGTTATCTATAGTTGCCATAATGACGGCTACTATAGCAAAGTCCGAAGAAACAATGGATACTAAAGTAAAGAACTATATTGCTAGTGAATGGTCAGAAATCAAAGAATTTCAACAGGCATCTTGGCAGGCTGGTAAAGAACAAACTGTTAACAATTTAAATAGAATCAAGTCATTTTTTACAAAATTGACTACTAATTAACAAAAAAGTGTTGATTTTATTGACTTTTTAATGCTTGACTTTTAAGATATTTTATGATAGTATTAGTACATAAATGATTATTAACTTAACAAAAGGACTACAATATGATAGATAAAGAAACAATTTTTGCAGAATTTAAAATTGCAAAACAAAAAGATTTAAAAAAATCTAAAACACCTGAACCGTATGAAGATGTTTATACACATAGATTAGAACTTTTAAAATCACATCAAAGTGCAAAAAAATCTAATCCTAAAATGTATAGAAATTTAGATATTAATTTTGATAATCTAATAAAAGCTTACTCATGTCAATATCCAGTTGATGCTTTTTATAATGTTGTTTTTGGCAAATCGTTCAAACAATATGAGTTTGATAAGGCAATTGAAGAAATGACCGAAAAACAAAAAGAAAAAGAAGAAGAATTAAGAAAACAAGAAAAACAAAAATTAAAGATTGAAAATGTTGAAGAAGTTAGTTTTCATTAGTACTTTGTTGTTGCTCTCTAATTGTGCTAGCAAACAGTCCTATATTGGTGCATCCACTACAGCGGCTGTTGCTGGTGCAAGTTGTTGGCAATATGTAAGTGATAATCCTGCTGTTGTGGCTACTTGTGCAGTTGCAGGTTCATTTAAAGGTGCAGATATTATGAATGCTGAAACTGATGATCAATTAATGACAAGAGCATTTGTAGATCATTTAGAAAATGCACCTAATAGTCCAGGTTTTACAACATGGCAAAATCCTAAAACACAAAGTAATGGAATTATTAAAACAACAGGTTTTTATTTAAAAGGTCCAATAAAGTGTACAATGGTTGAAACTACACATGATCAGAATTTAGATAACACAAGATTTTTTGACTCAATACTATATGGTAATCCATATAGAAAAATGCAATGGCATGAGGCTTGTAAAATGCCTGACGGAAGATGGATGATAAACCAATGAGAAAACTAATATTAGTTGCAGTATTGTTAATGTTAACATCAATTTGTATTAACTATGTAATGGCTGAAGATTCATTTAATAATACAATGGATAAAATTGATAGATTAAATACTAATCAAAACAAAGTATATTATGATAAAATACAACCTCTAAACAATCAATATTGTTTTATAAAGGTAGAAATAAAAGAAGTAAATGGTGAAATAGTTAAACAGGAAGTTGTAGAATGTGCAGATGGTAGAAAGGCATATGACGGACCAAGTTATTGGGAGTTATTTGCTCAGTTTTACTATGGTGATATGAATACACCTGCTTATTGCAGATACTATGAACGACCAAAACATGCTTATCACAAACCTGGTAAAGTGTGTTTAGATAAGTATGGAAATTGGGAGGTGAAAAAATGATAAAAGGTCT